TAGGTGAAATAGATTGTAGATGTCATATACATAAACATATAACAGAAACAACAACGTATCAAGATATTATAAACATTATTATTGACAATTATTTTGAAGCAATTGAATTAAATGTATCAATTTCACAACTTAAACTTAAAAATGTATGTGTTTATAATGTTGTTCCACCTATTCAAAAAAATAATACTTCTGAAAATCCTGAATATCCATTTTTGGGAACAGATGAAGAACGTAAACATTATGTTTTATATTTTAATGAAAAATTAAAAGAAAAATGTATTGAAAAAAAATATATGTTCTTTGATATTTATAATGATTATATAGATGAAAATGGATATTTAAGAAAAGATTTAAGTGATGGCAGTGTTCATATTTTAAATGGTATTTATATAAGTAATTTTATAAAAATAAATAATTTATAGTCTAAATTGGTTTAATTTTATACTTTATTTTATAAATCATTTATAAATGGCATTTCTTGATTTTTATACTTTAGATTTAACACACGTCGTGATAATTGCATTTACGAGTTTTGTCTTTTATATGTTATTAAATAAATTGGACAAGGAAGAAAAATATAAAAAGTTTTGTTTTGGAATATCGTGTTTTTCCGGTATAATAATAAGTATAATAATTTCATATTACACTCTTGAAACTGACGTACCATTAACTTCTAATTATTTTGACTAATCATTTTGTGGAGTATTTTACTTTTAAAAATATTATTTATTTAATAATGTCTATTAGTTTATCAAAATTTAAACCTAAAAGTATAGAAGCAAGAAGAACTACGGGAGCCGGTCCTCCAACTATTGTATTTATAGGAAAGAGAGGTACTGGAAAAAGTACATTAGTTGCTGATATATTATATTACATGAGGCGCATAAAAGCAGGAGTAGCTATATCGGCAACTGAAGATGGAAATGCATTTTATTCAAAGTTTATTCCAGAAATATTGATTCATTCAGAATACAAACCTGAAATAATTCAGCAGGTTATAACTAGACAAAAAAAAGTAATTAATTCAGATACAAAAACCCCAGATGGAGACGTTTTTGTTTTACTCGACGATTGTATGTACGACAAACGAATGATTAGAGACGTTAATATAAGGGGAATATTTATGAACGGAAGACATTGGAGAATATCTTTTATGTTAACAATGCAATATTGTATGGATTTGCCACCGGATTTAAGATCTAATATAGACTACGTATTTATTTTAAGAGAAAATATCATTCAAAATCAAGAAAAGATATACAAGAATTTTTTTGGAATTTTTCCACATTTCAGTGTATTTCAAGATGTTCTAAATAGTTGTACCGAAGGCTACGATTGTCTAGTATTAGATAATACTTCCAAAAGTAATAACATTCAAGATTGCGTATTTTGGTATAGAGCAAAACCTACAAGAAATTTCAAAGTAGGAACTAAAGAACTTTGGAAATTTTGTAAAAAAAATTACGATGAAAAAAAGGCTAAAAATGTACCAGAATACGATAAAAAACAGATGAAGAAAAAAAATACTCCGAGTGTTTTAGTTAAAAAAATTAAATAATTAAATAAATGTAATTTAATGTAATTCTATTTAAAACTTATTTAAATTACAAAATAAGTGTTTATGGATAAAATTGAAAAATTACTTAAGATACCACAATATGAACAGCGGTCTCCTGAATGGTTTAAACAGCGTGAAAACAAACTTACAAGCTCGGATGCGGCAACTGCGTTAGGAATAAATCCGTATCAAAAATCACACGAAGTTCTTTTCAAAAAATGCGGTCACGATTTAAACCCATTCATTGGAAATGTAGCAACTTTACACGGCCAAAAGTATGAAGACGAAGCAATACAAAAATATTGCAAAATTACTGGTCAAATTAATTACAATTACGGATTAATATCCCACGAAGATGTATACAACAATAAAGATTATTATTGGCTGGCTGGTTCTCCAGACGGAATTGCTATTTCTAAAACTGAGCCCAACGCTAAACCAGTATTACTTGAAGTTAAATGCCCCTATAGACGAGTTATAAAACACGGAGAAATTCCCGAATATTACTTTCCACAAGTTCAATTAAATATGTTTATATGCGATTTAGAAATCGCTGATTTTATTGAATATAAACCTCCAAACGAGATAAATATAGTTCGTGTAAACAGAGACGAAATATGGCTAAAAGAAAATCTTGAAAAACTTGAAAAATTCTGGAAAGAAGTAGAATTTTATAGAAATAATGACGTCAAATTACACCCAAAATTTCCAAAACCAAAAAAAATTATAGATCTTATCGATAAATTATCCATTGATTCATCGGATGAATCTGATTCTGAAACTTTTATTCTGAGCGATTATAGTATTAAAGAACCGAGTGAAAAGTCGAAATTGATATGTAATTCAAAATCAAAATGTAATTCAAAATGTAATTCAAAATCAAAATGTAATTCAAAATGTAATTCTGAATATATTATTTTAAACGATTATAGCATAAAGGACATTTAAATTTATTATTGCTAAAAAAAATTAGATTTAAAAGATTAGTTTATATATTATTAAGAAATGGGAATTCGCGGCCTAAACAATCTCATCAAAAAGTACTCACAAGACGCTGAAACTATCCTGGATATAAAAAAATACTCCGGATCAATTTTTGGAATAGATTGTAGCATTCTATTATATAAATTTAAATATGCTTCAAAGACAGAAAATTCTCATTTAGTTGGTATAGTAAATAGAATTAAATATTATATGTCTAACGGCATTCTACCGGTATTTATTTTTGACGGAAATCCACCAGATGCGAAACAAAATACAATTCAAAAAAGACACGACAATAAAGAAAAATTGTATGTTAGAATTGAAGAATTGAGAACATTTGAAAATAATTGTGAAAAAGAAGAAGATAAAAAAGTCTATACAGACGAGATTAATAAATTATCTTCTCAGATAATAAGAATTAAAAAATCGCACATATCAGAATGTAAAGAACTTTTAGAAAAATCTGGTATACCATATTGTACTGCACCAGCTGATGCTGAAAAATATTGCGCCTTTTTACAAAAAAACGGTCTTATAGATTATACAGTAACAGATGATACAGATGCATTGACATTCGGTTGTGATAAAATTATTAAGACGTCAATCAATAAAATAGTTCAAATAGATACAAGAAAAGTTCTTGAAAATTTTGATATGACAACTGAGATGTTTGTAGATTTTTGCATTTTATCCGGTTGTGACTATTCAGATACTATAGCAAGCGTTGGTCCTGTTACTGCATTCAACATGATAAAACAATACAAATCAATCGATAAATATATTGAAAGTTTAACTATAAAACCAGAAAAGTTTGATTATCAAACTGCTAGAAAAATATTTACCGAATTTGAATATGTAATTCCTGAAAAATTTAAAATAAATACTTATGATAAAAAAGACCTTCTAAAATTTTTGGAAGACCATAATTTTAAAGAAAATATAATTATTAAATTTTTTAAAATATTAATTTAATTAAAAATGAATTAATTAAAAATGAATTAATTAAAAATGAATTAAATTTAAATTTATTTTCTTTTCTAAATATTAAAAAGATATGTACGATTATGATATGGATTTTGGTCGCAAGAAACGTGTTGGTCGCCCACGTGGACGCAGAGGCGTCCGTGGAAAATCGGTAATTGTTAAGGGTCGTAAACGCAAGGTTTACAGAGGTAAAAATGGTGCTTTATACTATCGTTCGCGCTCCGGAAAAGTTTATCTTTCGGCGAGACGTATGAGAAAAATGCGTGGCCGCCGTGGCCGCAAGAGTGCTCGTCGCGTTCGCCGTGGTCGCAGCGGCCGTCGTCTAAAGATGACCAAGTCTGCCATCGCTGCTCGTCGTGCTTACCGCCGCCGGAAGGCTCGCATGAGCTTCTTCGGTTCGTATTAAATAGATAATAAATAGATAATAAATAGATAAAAATATATAGATATATAGATATATAGATAAATAGATAAATAGATAAATATATATAGATAAATAGATAAAATATAGATAAATTCGTGTACATATACGTGAATTTATATATATTTATATTTTGGCGTTATATTTTACGTGTTTATTTGATTAAATCATAACAAGTTATATTTTCTTTTTTATAATATAATAATTTTTCGATATATCTTATAGAAGCTGGGTAATTATC